TGGCCTGCAGTCTGGTTCGTGGGGTTGGCCAGAGTACGGTTGCCTGCCAGGGTGACGGAGAAGTTGTTGCCTCCGGCAAAGTCCGGCGTGATCGTTGCGCCGTCTGTTAGCGCGACCACGGCGCCCCGCTGGGCAGCGGTGAAGGTCTGGGCGGCGTTCAGGTAGGCGCCGTTCGTGACCGTGGCGGCGTTGCCGGTGATGCTGATGCCCCAGGTGCCGCTGTTGTAGAGAACCTCAAGCCACGTCATCGACGTGGTGTTCAGGGTGTCGGTTGTCTTGAAGTTCGTCTTCCACAGCTCGCCACCATTGACGGTGCCCGAGTCAATCGCAACCGTGGCGCCGCCAACCTCGCTCGACGAGTCCGCGTCCGTCGCACGGGTCAGTGTCCAGGCAGCCGCGCCGCTGCCGACGTTCGTGACGGTGTAGATGCCGTTCTGCAGGGCCGAGGCCTGGTCCTTGACCAGCACGCGGTCGTTGAGAGCAAGGGCAATGCCGTCGATCGAAAGCGCGGCAAGTGTGCCGGTGTTGGTGAGCACGTTGGCCGCAAAGCTCGCGGTCAGCGCGGCGGTGGTGGCAACGCGGACGGACCTCTTGAAGGCAGCGTCGGGGATGTCCGACATCTGCAGCGTCGTCCATGTCGGGGCGGAGGTGCCTGCAGACTTGAGGAACTGACCTGCGGTGCCCGCCGTGACGTGGGCGGTCGTGTTGGCGGCAGTCTGGTAGGGGATGGTGCCGGCTGAGCCGCCTGTGACGTTCCGGGCGTCGCTCAGGCGGCTGTCGTTGCCGACGCAAGCCGTGCTGGCGGTGGTGCCATAGCTGACAGCAGCAGTGATCGCCGCCGAGCCGTTGTACGAGGTGCCCGTCAGGCCGGTGCCGAGCGTGAGCGTGCTCAGCGTGCCGCCCAGGGCCACGCCGCTGATCGTGCTGTTCGCCAGCTTGGCGTTGGCGATGCTGCCCGCCAGCATCGTGTTGGTAACGGTGCTGGTGTCGCCCGTGGTGATGATCGTGCCGCTGACGTCAGGCGCCGTCAGGGTGCGCGATGCGGTCAGGGTGCCAGGAACGATCTCCACGTTCAGCGACGTGGTGCCGCCGGCCCGGCCCCGCAGCAGGATGCCGTCCTGGGTGGCCGCCTGGCGGAAGATCTGGCCGGTGGCGTTGGTGAAGGTGTTGGCGCCGGTGAAGGCGTTGTTGCTTGCGGTGCCGATGCCGTCCGTGATGCCGTAGCCGGACAGGGTGGTTGGCTTGCTGGCGATGTTGGCGAACGTGTAGCCCGTGCAGTTCGTCAGCGTGCCCGAGGTGGGTGTGCCCAGGAGCGGCGTAACCAGCGTCGGGCTGGTTGCCAGCACCACACTGCCCGAGCCAGTGGTGGTGTTGCTGCTCGCGGCTGTCAGGCGACCCTTGGCGTCAACGGTGAAGTTGCCGATGGTGTAGCTGGCCGCGGTGACGGCCGTGTTCGGCAGGTCGTGGACGTGGTCGGCCCTGGCGTAGCTGGTGGAGGTGCCGATCGCAGCGGTGCCGACGTTGCCCGGCGTGGTGCTGCTGGCGAGGCTGGTGTCCACCACCTGGTAGAACGTCGCAGCTGTAGTGCCGAGCGTGTCAGTGCTCTTCAGGTCGGTGTCAAAGACTTTGCCGCCATTGACGGTGCCGGAATCGACGTTGACGAAGGCACCAGCCAGCTCGCTGATGGCGTCTGCATCAACCGATCGTGCCCAGGCGCCCGCCGCGACCACGTAGATGCCGTTCTGGGAGGCGGTTGTCTGGTCCTTCACCAGCACGCGGTCGCCAGCCACCAGAGTGACGCCGTCGATCGACTGGACGCCACTCAGGGTGATGTTCGCGGTCGTAGCGGCGCGGACCGAGCGCTTTGTCCAGGCGTCCGGCAGCTTCTCCAGCGTCAGATCCGGGATGTCGGCTGCTGCCAGGGTGGCGCCAACGGTGGTGCGACCCTTGCTGTCCACCGTCACCTTCGTGTAGGTGCCGGCCGTGACGCCGCTGTTTGCAAGGGTGGCGGCGAAGCTGAGGTCAGCCGAACCGTTGAAGGTGCCAGAGGTGCCGGTGACGTCACCGGTCAGCGAGATCGTGCGCCCGGTCTGGAGCGTGCTGGCGGTCGAAGCGTTACCCGTGAGCGCGGCTGTGATGGTGCCGGCGGTGAAGTTGCCGCTGGCGTCGCGGGCCACAATCGCGCTCGCGGTGTTCGCACTGGTGGCCGTGGTGGCGCTGTTGCTGACCTTGCCCGCGGTGCTGATGGTGGCAAGCTTCGTGTCGGCAATGGCCGCCGAGGCGTTGATGTCCGCGTTGACGATCGTGCCGTCCGCGATCATCGTGCTCGTCACCGTGCCCGTGTCACCGGTGGTGATCACCGTGCCCGTAATGTTGGGCAGCGTGATCGTCCGGTCCGCAGTCGGATTGACCACAGCCACGGTGGTCTCAAAGCCGTCATCGGTAGAACCCTCGAAGACAAGGCTGCCGGTGCTGCCGATCTCAAGGGCGCCGGTGACGATGCCGCCAGCCTTGGCAAGCTTCTCGTCGTCCAGCTCCTGAAGTGCGACCTGAACGTTGTTGGCTGCGAGGTTGCCGTAAGGCGTGAAGTCGATATTCGCCGCAATCTGACCGGCGATGGCGTTAGACACGTCCACCAGGTCGTAGGTGGCACCGTTCGACACGATCATGTCCGGCGGCGCCAGCGCTACCACCGGAGCGGGCGCCACGCCAGTACCAGAGTCGGAGACGACGACGTAGTAGCGGCTGTTTGTTGCAGACGCGGCTGGCAGCACAGCGCCAACAACAAAGCCTGCCGCCGATCCCTGTGTCGTGACCGACTTCATCCGGTTGGTTCCGGCGTTGTAGGTGCCGGCGTAAACCAGGTCACCGGAGATGACGGTGATCGGCTTCCAGGTGTTGCCGTCGTAGAGGTAGAGGTCGCCGTTGCTGGCGTCGAAGAACTGCTGGCCGGTGAACTCCGGGGTCGGGAACGTGACGATGCCGGTGGTACTGCCGGCGCCGCCAAACTTCACCGTGGAGTAGTCGGCCAGCTTGGCGCCAGTGATCGACTTTGTGGCGATCACATCGGCGCTGAGAGTGCCGCTTGTGAGCTTGGCTGCCGAGTGGTTCGGGATGTCTGCTTCAACGAGCGACTGGCCGCCGGTGACGTGGCCTTGCGCGTTGTAGGTGATCTTCGGGAACGTGCCCGGCGCAACGCTGCTGGAGTGGTTGAGCTGACCATCCACCGCCACGCTCAGGCCGGTGCCGGGATAGATCGCACCAACGCTGGCAGCACCCGCCAGGGGCAGGTCGCCAGACTGGATGGTGCGGCCCGCCGATATGAGGCCTTTGGAGGTGTACTGAACCAGGTGATAGGTCGCCGCGTTGGCCGTGACCGTGTTGGCGATCTGGATGGTGTCGCCAGTCATCGACAGGCCGTTACCGTTCACCTGCACGGCACCCTTGGCGCCCGTGGTGGCAGTCGGTAGGTCGCCGGCCGCGATCGTGCGGTAGCTGACCGCGCCAGCAGCAGCCGTGGGGCCGGCAAGGAACTGAGCAGCAGCGCTGGTGTTGTCCAGCGTGGTGTCGATCGTGACGGTGTCGCCAACGGTGGAGACCGTCACGTTCACGATGCCGGCCGAGCCGCCGACGACGGTGTTGATCGAGCCGGCGGCTTTGATTGACTGCCAAGAAGAGCCGTTCCAGCAGTAGACCTTCAGGTCATCGGTATCGAGCGCCAGCTGGCCGGTGAACGCGCCTGAGGCCGGCAGCGTGGTAACCAGGTCAACGGTGGACTCGTTGCCGAGCTTGGCGGCCGTCACCGCGTCATCGGCTAACTGAGTGGTGCCAACCGCGCCAGTAACGATGGCCGATCCAGGCACCTGACCGGCGCCGAACAGGATCTTTGCGCCGGGGATACTTGCGTCGGCGATCAGCGTTACAGCCTTCCCAGTGAAGTCAGTGACGGTGATCTTCTTCGTCTCACTGGCCGAGACATCTACGACCGGCAGCAGGTCGCCAGACGCGAGATCCGCGCTGGCTAGTGCGGCGAGTTCTGAAATCTTCAGGTCAGCCATCGCGCGCTTCCTGCCTTGCTGGGTTGGACCGTTAGGGTGAGTTTAGCGCCGCCGTCGCTGGTGCTCACGACGGATCGTCCTGCATCAGGCTGGCAGTGGCGTCCTGATCAAGCCTGATCTGGCCGCTATTCTCCTGGAGAATCCGGCTCATCGCGCCAGTTTCAATCTTCAGCTTGACAGGGCCTGTAGTGATGAAATCGGCCGTCATTTCGACGATTGTGCCGGGCAGAAACTGAACGGCAGAAGCGGTGATGACGCCGCTGATGTTGTAGTAAACCTGATCGTTGGTCTCGCCTGCCACGCCTCCAGGGTTGTAGCCGGCGACCTTTAGGAATAGCTGAGCATCGAACTCACTGCCGACCTCGGTGCGCAGCGCCAGTTGGAGCAGGTACTGGGCAGCCTCGTATTCGCCGCCACCACAGCAGTCCTTGTAGTCCCACTGGCAGCTGATGCGGCCGGAGCCCGACATCAGTGAGGACCACTGCGACCGAAACTGATCCGAGAGCGCCGTGATGTCGATCGCCTCGCGCTGGGTGTTCAGCTCGTAGCCGGTGATAGCACCCAGGATCCGGGAAGTGGCATTGGCAATGACGACCCTGATTGGAATGTTCGTAGCGATAGCGTCCAGCGCAATGGCGTTTGCGCTGAGCCCGTTCACGGCGTTGGCGAAGCTGGAGTAGAGCCTGACGCCGCCAATCTCATCGACGTTGACGTACCACTTGCCGTTGGATTGCTTCGTCGCGTTTGACCAGCCAGTTGTGCTTACCCATGCCAGGGTTGCCCCGTTTGTGCTGGTGATCTCGATCTGGTCGCCGGTGATTAAGAAATTGGGGTCAAAGTCAAACGAAAACCGCTTCCGCGTGGCGTTGACGTCAGAAGGGTTCACGACAGACTCAAGGGCGCCCTGGTTGGACTTGCGCTTCAGCGCAACCCTGCCGAACGTGCCGAGGTAGACAGCCATCAGACGCTCGCCGTAGTGAGGGCGCCAGTTGCCTGGAAGGCGATCTGCGCTGAGACGATCTCGCCCACCGCTGCCCCGATGTTGGCGCTAGTGATGTAGGCGCTAAGCGTGATGTCGTTCAGGTCGCTGCCGTCCGCCAGGCGCAGGGTGAGTGCCACGGTGTCGCCATCGCTGACGCCAGACTCGCCCGTCTTCACCAGCTTCGTGAGCAGCTTGCTCGCGTCGATGCTGCTGTCGTCGGCTTTGTAGTAGATCAGGTTGGCCGAGCCCGTGAATGACTGCACGCCAGGCGTGAAAGTCCGCACGGCGTCTCCGACGCTGGTGGTCTCCAGCAGCTCCAGATCGGCCTGCAGCTGCCAGCTGGTTACCTTGACCAGTCCAACGCCAGCGAGCAGCAGGCGGCCGTCGCGTCCGGTGTAAGCCTTTGCCATCGCTCAGCCTCCTGTGGTCAGTCTAGAGAACGCCGACCAGCCGGACCCGGATGTTGCTGCGCCCTGGTCGGACGCTGCTGATCGAGGGCGGCTCGGCGTAGCGCCACTGATTGCCGGTGGTGCTGGCCGTGAGTGAGCTGGCGGCGCCTTGCCAGCCAGTGGTTACTGCGCTGGGCAGCGCGAACGTGTCGTAGGTGCCCTTGACCTCATCAAAGTGCGTCACGAAGCCATCGGCCACGGTGTCCGGTGCGTTGTCGTAGCCCAGGTTGATCTCCATGCCGGTCCTCTTGCTGCCGTAGAGGATGCGAACCTCGGCGCCGGACTGCGCCTTGAAAGTCTTGACGGGGTAGGTCCCAGCATTGAACTCGCGCGAGCTGGGAGTAGCAGTAGGAAACGGCATCACTCAGCACCCTCGCCAATGATCTCAAAGGTAGACCCGGAGATCACGTCGGCGGCGATCAGGCTGCGCGATTGCGAGTCCACTGGGAAGTTGCTGGCTTTGATCGTGACGATGCCGTCTTCGTTCAGCTCGATTGCTTCGACCTGATAGACCTGATTTGTGACCTGGGCATTTTTGACTGAGAACACGGTGCCGCGCAAGTTCTGCGCCACACCACCGGAGATCACCAGGGTTCCCTCGCTTGTCACGGTCTGCGTGCGGTCCCAGTAGAAGACGGAGTAGCTGCCATCTGCCAGGGGGCTCACGCTCACCACAACGCCAGCGTCGGTCACGATGCCGTTGTTGGTGGGGCTGTAGGGGCTCTCCTCCACCGCCACCATGATGAAGTCGCCAGGGGCCAGCGACAGGCCAAACGGCAGGGTCTGGAAGCTGACCGTATGGGTGACGTGCTTGCGGATGGCGAGAAAGTATTTCGCCGCCTTGATCGCGTGCTCGCGGCTGGTGATGTGGGGCAGGTTGAACTCTTCAATGGGCAAAGCGTCGGCACCGGCTCCGGCGTAGCGCACTACTGCAGTCTCGGGCTGGGGCAGCTTGTTAAGCGGAGCCCGGCGGTAGATGACCGCAGCCTGGAAGGACTTGCGTTCCTCCAGCTCCAACCACTCGATGGCCAGGCTGCCCTCGATGATGTTGCCATCGGTGAACATGGCGCTGATCTTGGGCGCCACGTTGTCGATCACGCCGGCGGTGTTGACCGGCAGGGCTGGATTGACACTGAGCTTGCCGTTCTTGATCGCCACGAAGCACAGCATCGAGGGGCATTTCTCCGCGAGCCAGCTGCGCAGGTTGATTGCGTCCGCGATCACGTCATCAAAGAACAGGCCGTTCGCACGCAGGTAGCGGCCGGTAGCGGCCAGCTGGTCGCGATCCAGCAGGGACGGGGAAATGAGACTGCCCGCCCCGGTGTCGGTGTTCGTCGCCAGATACCACACCAGGTCCGTGAACAGGTTGCTGGGCCCGGTGCCGCCATCGGTCAGTAGCTCCACCTCCAAGCCGTTGCGCATGTAGCAGCGCAGCTGATCGAGGCTGGTGAAGTTGTTGCCTGACTGCAGCTTGAGGCCCACCATGGCGCAGCCGTCGTATTCGACCAGGCGGTCCTCGGCCAGGCTCTCGTTGACATAGACGACCTCATGCTCCGGGTTGCTGTCGCAGCTGCGATTGATGATGTCGCCGTAGTGGGAGACCTCTGCGATGGCGCTGTAGGTCTCCCAGACGCGGGTCTCCGATTTGGGCTTGTCGAACTCGACGTAAACGGTGGGGCCGAAGGCTTCGTACTCAAAGCGCCACTGCTCGCTGAAGCCGTCCCTGGCGTACTTGAAGAATGTGGTGCCACTGGGCCAGGTGCCGGTGAGCGATGCCACCTCGGTCTTGATCACCTCCCACCACATGTTCCGAGGGGTGCCGTCAATAGTCTCCTTTCGTGCCCTCAGGGTCACGTTCATGGAGATGGTGCGGGTCGGGGCATCGCGGTCGTAGTTCCAGCCGGTGAGGACGTGCGTGTACCCCTCGGGCAGGTTGTTGAAGTAGGGGTCGAGACTGGCCGCGATCGACATGATGTTGCTGATCTTGCGCCAGTCGCCGGCCCGGTTGTCCACGTTGGAGTAGATCCCGCGCAGGTAGACAGGGCCGCCAGCGGCGACAGTATCGGCCGGGCGCCACTCGCCGTAGACCAGGTTGTTCAGTAGCTCGGGTTTCGCCACCATCTGGTGGTGCGTGAACACGTCCCGGGGCTTGATGAACTTGCCCCGGCCGCCCACTGTGAACGTGCCCATGTAGGTGTCGAAGGACGACTCCTGATAGGGCGTGATGGCACCGTTCAGCTCAAACACGGTGTCCTCGCCGCCGCTCTGCTGCGCGAAGACGGCGCTGTTGAACGGGCGCAGCCGGAACTCAAACATCCCTTTTGCGGGGTGCCGGACGCGGATAAAGCTGAAGATGTCCTGTGGCACACTGCCCGTCACCGCGAACAGCGTCAGGTTCACGAAGCCTTCGTTCTTGTTGTAGTCCCGATAGGGCTCACTGTTCGCCGGGCGTACGTCGAGGGCGAAGAATGACGTGCGGCGGCCGTAACTGGTGTTTTTGCCCTCGCGGACCTGGATGTCCTTCTTGTTGTACTGGGACAGCTCGTAGGGGCTTGGGACGCTATTGAAGTTGGTGATGCCATTGAACCGCGTCCAGACCTGCGACTTGATGCCAAGCTCGGTTACATCACACGGGCGCGTGTTGCGGATGTTGGCGAACTCGACGCTAAGGATGGGATACCAGGTCTCGTCAACGTCAGACCCGTAAGCGATCGCCTTCTGTTCTTCGATCAACTTGCGCGAGACGATGCCGATCTTGTCCTGCGCTGTGCTCCACGTCTCAACGCACTTCAGCTTGACGACCACCTGTTCCTCGCCAGGGTTAAAGGCCCGGTTGGGACGTTCGATCACCTGCCAGACAGTGCGGCCAATCATGAACATCGAGCCCACAGCCAGCTGGCGGTCAAACTGCACAGCCTCGGCATCAGTGGCTGAGCGCACGTCGTCTAAGCGCACCTTCGTGGCGGTTCCAAACGCCTCAAAAGGCTCAACCTTCTGCCGGCCGTAGCCGACGTAGATCTCAATGATGTCGCCCTTCGTTACGCGGCGTTCTTCCGTTACATCGCCAATCCACCTCTCGTAGCCGTAGGTGTCTTTGCCGCTCACGGGATCGGGAATTGTGTAGCCGTTGTGCGAGACCACGCCGACGTGTCGGCCGTAGTTGCGGCCGGTGCCAGGCATCCCAGACTCAACCCTGGAAACCGACGACCTGCCTCCGCCGTACCGCTGGGAGTCACGCAGGTAGGGGTCCACAAACTTTTTCTGGTTCGTGGTCTGCTGGTCCCGGCTGTCGCTGTCCTGACTGTTGAGAACCGGGATGATCTCCCAGTTCGGCCGGTAGGGCGTGCCGTTGGGGATGCCGGCGTAGACGCCAAAGCGCGACTGGTTGCTGGGGGTGAAGGCACCACAAAAGCCATTGTCGTTGACGCCGACGCTGGTGGGGCAGGTGAAAGCGTCCTCGGTGTAGGGCGGGGCCGCAGGGATGCCGAGCGTGCCGTAGCGCAGGTTTGCGCCCCTGAGCCGGCTGTTTGGGCCGGTGACCTCATAGCCGCCGTTCCAGTAGAACTGGAACTTGTCATCGAAGATGCCATCCAGGGCATTGTTGCCCAGAAACAGGCCAGCACGGTCGGGCTTGGCCATGGAGCCCTGGCCGGCGACCGCGATCATCTCCAAGACCTGGAAGCTGCCCCAGCTCTTGAGACGTGACCACACCAGCGACGGCGAGATCACCAGGCCACCGGTGCTGTAGCCCTCGGGCTGGTCTTCGCGCTTCGTGAACGCGATCGGGACGACGTTGCCGTAACTGGCCAGGTCCTGGATCGACTCGAAGCCCTGGGTGGGCGAGTAGTTGGCCAGACCTTGGATGCTGCCCAGCTGCTTCTGCCTCGGACTCCTTGCGCTGTCGAGCTTCGGCTTGGGGGTCAGCAGGTAGGACGCAGCCGAGAGGGCAACGCCAATGACCAGGCTGATAACGATCGAGACCACATCCATGCGGATGTCCAGGATGTGCTCGTAGCCAGCCGGCCGAGCGTAGGCACGGCGTTCAATCTGCTGGACGAACTCCCTGTACTCTTCCTCGGTGCAGCCGAGTGCTTCGATCAGCTGCTTCTCGTACGGAAGCAGGGGCATGGTGGAAACATGGCGGTAGGGCACCATGCGACCTTCTGCAGATGACGGTTGATGTAGAGGAGACCGTTCTGCCATGTCACCGCGAACGCTGCCGCCTCCTGTGGGAGGAGCGCCACGTCGCCATCATAGACGGGCTGCGGGATCCGCTCACCCCAACGCAACAGGTCTCGGGCGATCGTGATCCGACTTGCAGAGTACCAGTCGGGCCTGAACTGCGGCGTGGGGATCCCAAGCCGCCCGAGAACGACGTAAACCAGGTGAATGCAGTCAATCGCTCCGTCACTTCCATCACTCCCAAGCCTGTAAGGCGTTCCAATCAGGTCAATCACTGCAGCCGCACATTGGAAGTTACGGGCAGGTTTCCGACCAGCTGCTTCGTCAGCTTCTTGCGCGGCACGTCAGCACCCACTGCATCGAGCACCGAGGCCATGCGAATCTCAATCCCGGTGTCCGACCAGTTGCCGCTCACGATCTGCGCCGTGTAGGTGCTCAGTAGGGTGGGGCTGTTGCGGTCGTCCGGGTTGATGAGCATGACCTGGCAGGTGACGAGCCACTGGTCGCGGATGGCGGTCTCCGCCCAGCCACGCGCCAGGGCGTTGTTTGGGAAGGCCAGGCTGGCGGGCTGGTTGTCGCCAGACTTGGTGACCGTGGCGCCGCTGAACGCAAACGGTAGGAAGCCGAAGGTGTTGCCGCCGTAGCTGACGTTCTCCCCGATCCAGTAGTTCTGGAACCGGAGCGTCTGGCTGCCGACCAGGGTGAGGTACTGCCCGAAGGCTTGCGTGGTGCTCATCGCATGCCGACCCTATTGCGAACCGCGGTGGACTGCTGAAGGCTACGCAGGGCGCGCTGCTCGCCACGCTGGGCGCCTTGAGCGGCGGCCTGGCGGAGACCCTGTTGGAACTGCTCGGCGGTGACGTACTCGACGTTGTTGATGCGCTCGACGGAGTAGCGCACGTCGATCGGTCCGGCAGCGCCACCCTCGGCGCCAGCAGCGCCTGCAGCCATCTCGCCGCCCGGAGCCATGGTGCCGGTGGCGCCGATCGGGCGGTAGCGGTTCAGCGCGTCGTTGCGCTGCTTCATCTTCACCGGGATGGTGCGGCCGTCAGGAAGAGGCACGTAGGCTTCGGGGCCGCGTTCGCCGTAGAGCGCCAGCTCGGGGGAGCGGGCGATTCCGCCTTGCGCGTAGCGCTTCAGCGGCACGACGTTGTTGGTCATCACGCCGCCGTTGGCGAACTTCCTCAAAGGCGCAGCGCTGTTCGGCCCGGTAGCACCACCAGTTGCAGCGACGCCAAGGTTCAGGCCGGGAAAGATGCCCTTGATCGCGCTAAAAATTGCAAACTTGATTAGCATCGCGCCGAGATCTTTCAACACCGAAGCCGCAAACTCCTTGAATGCTGCCTTGCCGGTAGATGCAAACTCGACGATCGCGTTTGTTAGGCCATCGATTCCGTTGACTGCGATACTGGCCAAGTTTGCACCAAGGTTGGTAGCTGAGTCGTATGCCTGCTTGAACGTCTGCTTGAATTGCTTGCCGAACTGTTTCTGCGCATCAGCGGCTGCCGCCTGCTTCTTGGCGTTATCCTCTATTGCCTTAGAAAGCTGAGGATAAAGTTTTACCAGCGCTTCAATCGCCTCGCGCAGACGATTTGCCTCAGCCGTGTTGCCTTGACCCGCTTCCTCGAGAATTTGCAGCGCCTGGCCTGCAGCGGAGACCTGCTCGGTTACCAGGCGAGCAGCTTCTGCTTTCTTGATCTGAGCCTCAATGAACTCCGGCCGCATGCCCGACTCTTCGAGCTTATTGCGGTATTCAAGCGCAAAGTTTGCGGCTTGCTGCGCATCAATTTGCTCGCGGAGTTGCTGGGTATAGTCAGAAACAAAACCGCTACCAATCGCCGTGCGAAGCTTGTCGACTTGGTCCGCTGTCATCTTTTGCACTTGCTGAGCAGTGCTGAGATCAACTCCTTCAGCGCCAGCCTTGCCTGCAGCCGCCACGGCGCGGCGCTGTTGCGCGCCCTGCCCAGAAGCAGTGCCGGCGGAGCCTTCAAACTTGCCGTGGATGATTTTGTAAACCTTTCCGTCCGGCGTCATGAACGCGGCTGCATCGCCGTACGAGCCAGGCGTGCTGCCCATCCACTTGGCGCCGCCTGTCAGAGTTAAAGCCGCACCTGCTCCGAAGGCGTAATCTCGACCAGCGTGGCCACCATAGGCTCGAGGAGCGCCATACTCGCCACCTGGCACCGTGACGCCACTGGATAACGGCATCCCGTTAACTCGAACATAGGCATCAAGTGCGTTGCGCGAGTAATACCCACCATCGCTTCGCTTGATGTCAAAGTGCGGGCCGTATTGATTCGCTCCACGGGGGCCGATGCCGCCTTGGATATAGCGTCCAGCGACCGTGCCACCACCGCCGCCGCCAGCCGTAACTGACGCCATCGCCTGCGCCGAGCGCTGCTGTTGCTGAGCATTGCGCACTGCAATTTCAGCATCAAGCGTCCGCGTGCGAAGATCGGCAATTTGTCCCAAGAAGCCAGCAATCATTCCAGCAGCTGACTTGCCAGCTCCAGTAAAGCCTTTGACCCAGTTATCAAGCTCAATGTTTTGCAGTTCGCGCTGATATTCGTGCCGCTTGCGGATGAGATCCATTGCACTGCGATGGACCGCATTTTGAAGATCGATTTCGGCGCGAGCCGTGGATTCGTTCAAGCGCTGCTGCTCAGCGGCGAGACGCTCGGCATCGGCCTTGGCCTTGTCCGCCGCCTTCTTCTTGTCGCTCTCGATCTTCTCCTGCAGCTTTTCCCATTCCGTCAGCGCGGACGACGTTTGCGCTTGCCCCGCTTGGCCGCCGGCTGAGTCGTACCGGCCGTACATGCCCGTGGCGCCGGCATCTGGGGCTGGAGCTCCGCCAGTCAGGGCGCGGATGCCAACGCTGGCGCCATAACGGGCGACCGGGTTGCCAAGCGAAAGAATGGAAGCACCGGTATCAACGGCGTTGTCGTAAAGGCGCTTTCGAAGCGGAGCGGGAATGCTGTTGATCAGCTGGACAATCTGCCGATAGACGCCGCCGAAGACGTTGTCCGCGACCGAAGCAATAATGCCAAACGGTGCAGCGAATGCGTTGCCAATAGCCGTGCCGATCTTGCTGGCAATGCCTACAAGCGAATTCCAGTCACTCTTGATCTTGTCGATAGAGATGCTGACAATCGCGACCGCGTTGTCCCAGGCGTTCTTAAAGTCCGAGCTGATGATGCTGCCGACGTTATTGACCCAGGTGCGGAAGGCTTCGTTGTTGTCGTAGAGCGCCTTCGTCAGGAGGCCGAGCGCTGTGACGCCAGCCGCAATCCAGCCGATGCCGGGCACGGCGGCAATGGCGATCCCCAAGCTCTCGACCGCGAGAGTGGCAACGCCTGCGGCTCCTCCGAAACCAGCCACAAAAGCGGTGGCCGCGCTAAGGGCAGTGCCGAGCTGTGCCACGCCAACAGCCACGCCAGCAATCGCGCCAAACCCAAGCAGCGTCTTCAGAACGTTGCCAATCAGCGGGCCATTGTCGACCAGTACCTTGATCGCAGCACTCAGCCCCTGAGCGAAACCGACCAAGGCTGGGGTCGCATCACGCAGCGCCTGTGCCAGGGAGTCTTGGATCTGAGCTCCAAGCGGCAGAATTGCCTCGCCGATTGCTCGCTTGGTGTCATTCCAAGTGTTGGTCAGACGGGCGCCAGCATCCGCACTGGACTTAGCAACTTTCAACGCAGAGTCGCCGTACCTATTCCCAAGCTCGACAACAAATTTCATCACGGTGTCGAGGCCCACCGTACCCTGTTCAAGCGCTTTGGATAGCTCTGGACCGGTCTTGCCGGCTGCCTTGGCGATCATCGTGAACGCACCGGGCAAGCGTTCAGCAATCTGGTTAATTTCTTCGGCGCTCAGCTTGCCTTTGGAGAAGATCTGCGTGAACGCCGTCATGGCTCCGTTGACCTGCTCTACGCCCCCGCCGGTGGCCTTGATCGCAGCAGTCACATTGCGGAAGACCACCTCGGAGTCGGCGACCTTGCCACCAGCGCCGATCACGGCCGCCGAGAGCCGTGTCATGTTCTGCGTGGCTTCAAGCTGCGGGACGTTAAAGTCCCGCGACACTGAAGCCGAGGCGGCCAGCGCACGCTGGTACTCCTCCTGGGTCTTGGTGACGCCCTTCAGCGCGATCTCGAGCTTGCTGATGTCGGCGGCGTAGGTCGCAAACTGATTGACTTGCTGGCGAGCCATGCCGACTTGGGCGCCAATAGCGCCACCGGCGAGTGCTCCCTGAGGGCCAAAAAAGGCGCCGACACCGGCACCAATCAGACCTTCTGGTCCGCCAAACACGCCAGAGGCAGCCACCGCGCCAGCGGTCTGCGCAAACTGTAGCGCCTTGCCACCGCGCTGCTGTGCGCCAGTTGCTTTATCAAGCTGTGCTTGATACTTATTGATTGTGCCAGTTAGTTTTTGATATTCACGGTCAGTTATTGTCAGCTGAGCGCGTACATCTTTCAGCGCATTGATCGATCGCCGCAAATCATTTTCCGTGCGATCCGCAGCGCCGCCCAGCTGCATGGCGGCATTCTTGAGCTTCTGAAGGTCAGCGGAAGCCGGAGCTGCAGTCGTCTGCAGTTGCCGAACAGCGTTCTTCAGGCTTTCAACCTGGTCGAGCCCCGCAATCTGAGCTGAAATTCGGATCCGAAGATCTTCATTCGCCATTTTTGTTCAGCTCCTGAAGGGCGGCCGCTTCCATGACCTGTATCCCCTCCAGCATCGCCTTCGGGTCCTCCACCGAGTATAGGTCGCACATCCACCGCAGCACCTCGTACTTCAGGCCGGTGAAGCCACCCATGACCACGTCCCACTGGGTCTGCAAACGGAGGAACATCATCACGGTGTCCCAGTTCTCGTCCCAGACCTCAAAGTCATCAGACTCCTCCTCTTCAGGCTCCGGGAGGACAATACCCATCAGGGCAGCGTCCTCGCTGGTGCCATCGGAGACCTTCTCCCCAGCGGCAGCCCAATACCGGGCCGCCTCTTCTAGTTTTTTACCGCGCCGCCCTCGAGGCTCTTCAGGTACGCAGCGATGACGCCGCGGGTCCAGCAGGGGTCCTCGAGCTGCTCACGGAGAGCCGAGAGGGAGAAGGGCAGGTCCTTGCCGGACTCGTCCTGCATGCCCTCCCAGCCTGCCATCACTGCCTGGATCAGGTCTGTGTCGCCCTTGTCGACAAGCTTCTGGAAATCAGAGCGGCCGATCCGTTTGAACACAGCGTCGAAG